GACCCCACCATGCAAAGGCAGATGCGAATGGAGCCAGGATCTGCAATGTCTCAAGGCGAATTAAATGAAGCTGGAGCTCAGCAAGCCTTCCGCAAAGCAACTAGGAGAGAGCCAGGATCAGCAATTGCTGATAGTGAGATGCAGAAATTCATGAATGAAGAGCTAAACCTTATCACCACAGCTCAAGAAGGCCTAATGCAATTAGATCCTGAAGGGACTCGAGATGTTGTTCAAGGCCTCGAAGTAAGCAAGAACAGAGTTATGTCTGGTGCTGCGCTTTCCCCCGATGAGTACACAGGCATCTCAGCTATCCTAGAACAGATATCCAATGCGTTCAAGGGGATGATGGGTGGTGGTGAATCTACAACCAAGACTTACATGGTCGATGGCAGAACAGTAGAGATGACTGAGCGAGAAATGATGGGAGCCAGGAATGCTGGCATCCTAGTACAAGAGCCTGGTGCAGCAATTAGAGACATGGAAATGCAACAATAGGAGGCTATCATGGCTGAAGTAAATGTAGAAAACATGGAAGAGAATGCTGAACTCTTTATGGAGAAGATGGGCTTCGCTCATAATGCTGATGGGCTTGATATGTCTGATGATCAGTTGGTAAACTTCTTGCTGTTATGCCACCATATGCAGTTCGGCGTTGGTGAGGACGATTACGAAGAAGAGATGATGGAAGACAGCTCTTCTCACGACGGTTCAGATGTCAAAGTTAAGATTATGAAAGTCGGCAATGGCGAAGACGTTCATGCCATGATGAATAAGATCTTGGGCGGCTGATATGGCAAAACGAGGATTGTATTCTAATATCGCAGATAAGAGAAAGCGCATTGCTGCTGGCTCTGGCGAGAAGATGCGCAAGGTTGGCCAGAAAGGTGCACCAGCTAAAGGTGCATTTAAAGCTGCAGCCAAGACTGCAAAGAAGCCAGTAAAGAAAAGGAAAGCATAATGGCTAAAGGTGTAAAGCATTATTTCAAGAACGGCAAAGAGCACAAGGGTGCTACCCACAAGAATGCCAAGGGCAAAGTTATGTCTGGCGCAAAGCACACTGATTCCAGCAAGTTTTTAGTCCACATGAAGGATCTGTCGGCTACAGCTAAGAAGTTTGCTAAAGCCTAATGGCAACCTACAAGGGCAAAAGTGTTAAGCTGAACAGTCCTCGCAGAATAGGCAAGGGTGAAACCAGCTATGGCAAAAAGAAATCGGTTGTATATGTTACCGATGGGGATAAGATAAAGCGTGTAACTTTCGGTGACCCCAACATGCGTATTAAAAAGAATCAAAAAGGCCGCAGGAGCAATTTCAGATCAAGGCATAATTGCGACAATCCTGGCCCTAAAACAAAGGCACGATATTGGTCGTGTAAGGCTTGGTGATGGCAAGAGCAGCAATTAAAAAAGTAGCACAAGCAGAGATCAGAGCCGCAAAGAGCTTCCTCAAGCGTAGGAATATTGATTCGGACGAGATCTCTCCCAAGAAATTCGCACAAGCAGCAAAAGAGCTTGACAAGAGCTTCGTTGAGACTTTAAAGATATTGGCTCGTGAGCTTTCAGGAGGACAAGCCTAATGGCAACTGATCCAAGACCACAATCATCTTCTTCATTTAGAGACGGAAAAGATCGCTTTGTTTATGACGAGGGAAAGAAAGCTGCAGCCAAAGCTGAATTCTTCACAGTTCCGCCAGAGAACTCATTCTTAGGAGGTGCGACTTATAGAGACAAGTTGAGTGGTGCGCTCAGATATTTAGGTGCTGACGACAGAGGGATTAATTTTGTCCTCGGAAACCCTCGTGCTGATAATATTGTTGACAATGTCGGGTTGGTTGACCTTTTTCCACCAACAGCTATTCCTCTTGCTGTCCAAGAAGGCTCCAGATCCATGGATCAAGGCAGATATATTGAAGGGACTCTTGACTTAGGCTTGTCAGCTTTAGAGATGGCTCCAGGAGCAAAGCTATTAACAAAGCCAGTAGGAGACTTCTTAAAGTCGATCGGCTCTAAAATATCAAGCTTCAAAGACAACTTAGGTGCTTTGAGCGACATAGGGCGAAAAACAGAACCAGATGAATTAATTGAAACAGCTACAGAGAATATGACTAGTGGGCAAAGGTATGCTCTGCGCAACGAGGAAATCAAGCGTCTAGATAAAGCGAAAGATGCCCCAACAGTCAATCGCAGAGATTTTCTAACTCAGGCAGGAACAGCAGCAGTCGCAGCACCTATCGTAGCAGGAGCCTTGGGTGATCTGCCTGTTGGTAAAATTATAGACGATGTAATCCCATCTCCAAATTTGCCTGTTGCTAAAGTTGCAGGAAAAGTTGTGAAAAATGTAGGGCAACCTTCGAGAACCAGTTTAATTAGTGAATTGATGGAATTAACAGAATTTGGAACAGACATTCAATATGGGGATGGAACAATTAAAGAGAGTGTTGCTAAATTTTCGTCGGAAATCAATAAAGCGAAAAAATATTTCAAGTTAAAAAAGAAAACTGTAGATGCAGATGAATTAGATATGCTTTCTCCTAATAATGAAATGTCTGAACGCTTAGATGACATTCAGACAGAATTCGGCTATAGTGACGATCAAATGATAAAGTTTATTGAGGAAGCAAACTCAGCTACAAAGAAAAATGAAAAAGTTTGGGGCAAATATCTTAGTAGCTCTGAGGGAGACCCAGAAGTTGGGAAGGCTCTTGGTCTGGGTGATGAAGCAGAAGGTTGGCAAAATTGGTCAGAAGATGATCTTTGGGAAAAACTTTATGGAAGTAATGATCAAGACATAACTGGAGACATCATCGGGATTAAGGCAGAATAATGGGTAAAGGCAAAATATTAGCAGAGCTAGGAGACGAAGCTTTCCGCTGGTTGAGCTCTGTCGCTAAAGACCTTGGCTTCGCGGCTGACGAACTTGCTGAGGAGATCGGGCCTAAGTTGAAAAACTTAGAAGCTGAGATGCCGGAAGCATTTACTATATTTGATAAGAAAGAGCTTTTCAGCGCTCTGCAAGAGGCGAGCGAAGGCACATCAGACCTCGCAGTAATGAACCCAGCAGACTTTAAAAAGATTGCCGCTCAGATAAATACTGATGTTCCTTCGATAAATGAGCAAATGACTGCGAAAGTTTCTGAGTATGCAGGAGACATTGAAACAGGGACTGCTCTGGGAAAGGTTCCATATTTAAGTTATGACACTCCTGCTCCGAACACAGCACAATTTGTTATGCATGATGGTCGGCACCGCAACAGAGCAATGGAACAGCTGGGTGCATTAAGGAATTTAGTGAGGCTTGTGCCTTCAGGCAATCAAAAATTAGCAAGCAAGTTGCCTAAAGAGACAGATGCATATACAGAGATAAGCAACATCCAGTTAGAAGGAAAAGGAGGTAAGAAAGTTGCTCCGATGAAAGACCTTTTTAAATATTTATCAGTGATGGGTGCGCCTGTTGGTGCTTTGACAATGCAAAATGATGAACAGAACGGGATTTAACCAACTCTTGAAAGGAGGCCGAACAATGTACGGCAAAAAGAAACCAATGGGTGCGAAGAAACCAATGGGAATTAAAAAGAAGCCGATGGGCATGAAGAAAAAGCCTATGGGTAAAAAGAAAGGATACTAATGTCAGATGAATCAAAAGACGTGACAATTCTCGTCACTGGCGTATCCATGTCAGGAGGTGTCAAGAATGACAATAAGCGACCTTCTCCAGAAGATAAAAAAGAATCTAAAGGAGAAGCGGCTAGAGATAGCTGAGAGTATGGTCCAAGGTCGGATATCTGACTTTGGGACATACCAAAAGAACGTTGGTATTGCGGAAGGCCTAGAACAAGCCTCTGAGATTATCAATGAAACATTAAATAGAATCAACGAAGAGGATGAATGAACATGTCTCATCAACATGCTAAAGAGTACAAAGACGAATCCACAGGCGCAACAGTAGATTCGCAAAGCCTTCCGATTCCATTGAATTGGAAAGTCCTAGTCCAACCCCATCAAGTTAAAATGAAGACGAGAGGTGGGCTACATCTGCCCTCCATCTCTAAAGACAATGAGGAGTATTTAACTGCTCACGGTCGAATTGCTCATATGGGAGATCTTGCGTTTAAAGATCGGGACACTGGGAGTTCGTGGAAGATGAATATTCCACAAATCGGCAATCGAGTTACTTATGGCAAATATGCAGGCCAGAAGATAACAATCAATGGTGTAAGATTTCTTTTATTGAATGACGATGAACTAACGTCTATTCTCCCAGAAGATGTCGATGTCACCGCTTACTTAGCGCAATAACTTGGAAGGACGCTACCATGGCAAATGAAGATGCAATTCAAGAAATCGAAGACGAAATCAAAAAGGCACAAGGACAACCTGAAGATTTTCAAATCGAGATAACCGATGATCCTATTGAAGAGGCCAAAGACGTTGCAGAAGAAAAAGCAGCGGACGAAAACCAAGAAGCGGATTATGGCCCCAAAGTTCAAAAGAGGATTAAAAAACTCGTTGACCAACGTAGGCAAGCTGAGATCCAAACTCAGCAAATGCAAGAGCAAAATTCACAGCTCAATGCAAGGTTGGCTCGATTAGAGCAAGGGTCTGTTCAAAGTAATGAGAAAGCGTTCAATCAACGCTATGCTCAAACTAAGGCAGCATTGACCAAAGCAGTGGAAGAAGGCGATACTGAAGCTCAGGTTAATTTCCAAGAGCAGATGGCTGACATGCGTGCGTCTATGCGGATTGCTGAAATGCAAAAGCAACAACGCTCTCAACAGGCTGCATCTCCAACGGTTGGTCGTGCTCAACAGGCTGTTCAAAACCCAGCACCTCAAAAAGCTATGGGTTGGTGGGAGAGCAATCGCTGGTTTAACTCGTCAGGCTTTGAACGAGAAACAGCAATGGCTCGTTCAATAGATGTTCAGTTAGACTTGGAGGGATACGACAAGGATTCCGACGAATATTACCAAGTTCTGAATAAGCGTTTACTTTCTGTGTTCCCTGAGCTAAACTCTGGATCAAGTCCAAGTAAGACAAGAACAAAAAGTAGACAACCAGTTGCACCAACTACAGGTGGTTCCTCCTACAAGGGCAATAGAGTGCGGATGTCGCAGGATCAACTTAGGATGGCTCGTGAACTTGGTATTACAGACGAAAAAAGTCTTAAACAATATGAAGCTGAAATTAAACGTCAGCAGAGGAACCAGTCATGACTGAGAAAAGAAACGTGCGCGCAAACGAAACTCGAAACTCTACGCGTGAGGAACAAGCTCGTCCCGATACCGCATGGAAACCACCATCATTGTTGGATGCTCCCGAGGCTCGTCCTGGGTACACTCAACGATGGATCGCCACCTCGATTCAGGGGAAAGAGACTCCAGACAATGTGTACAAACGTATGCGTGAAGGATGGAGTGCACGCTCTGCCGATAGTGTGAAGGACTCGTTGTTTCCGACGATCAATCACGGACAGTGGGCAGGGTCAATTGGAATTGAGGGAATGTTACTCTGCGAAATGCCTGTTGAAGTGCATAAGCAGATGAAGGCTTATTACAACAACAAAAGCGTTGAAGCAAATCAATCAATTGCAAGTGACCTAGATGCGTTAGGAAGAAACTCAGGACAACCGATTTATCAAACTCGGAAGTCTTCTAACACCCGTGGCAGAGATCTCTCTGTTATGGACGATTAAACTTACGCTGAAAGGAGCGAATAAATGGCTAATGTTGATGCAGCCTTTGGGTTTGTCCCAATTCGCCATATGAGTGGTAATGCACCTCGTGCGAATAAGTACACTATTGCTTCAGGACTTGCAGAGAACATCTTTACGGGTGATCTTGTAGTCTTGATTAACAGTGGTTTGCTTACTCCGCACACAGCTGGAGAGGCCAATAATATTGGTGTCTTTGGTGGGGTATCTTATACCGCTGCAGATGGCAGTTACGTCTATAGTGAATACTGGCCTTCAGGCACAGTCGCTACAGACATCATAGCATATGTGTACGATGATCCATACACTGTGTTTAAAGTTCAGTCCGCAGGAACAACTGCCCAGACCAATATCGGCAATTGCGCTGATGTAGTTGCTGGTGCTGGTTCTACTGTGACTGGTCAATCTGGATTTGAATTAAGCGGCACAATGGCGGCAACTCTTGCTTCCTGTAAGATTCTCGCTGTTTATGAAGCTCCAGACAACGCATTCGGCACGAACGCTATCATGGAGGTCTTAATTACTGAGCATCTTCTTGGTGCGAACATTGCTGGTATATAGGAGGGTATAAACAATGGCTATGAATAGAGCACAATTTGCTTCCATGCTTGAGCCAGGACTGAATACTCTTTTCGGTCTTGAGTACGACAGCTATCCACCAGAGTATTCGCAGGTGTTTTCTGCCAATACTTCAAACAAAGCATATGAAGAAGATCTTATGCTTCAAGGCTTTGGGTCTGCACCAACTAAAGATGAAGGTGCGGCTGTATCGTATGATATCGGGAGCCAGCAATGGACAGCTCGTTATCAGCACGAAACGATTGCTTTGGCATTCTCAATCACTGAGGAAGCTGAAGAGGATGGCCAGTATGGCTCAATCGCTTCACGTTACACCAAAGCTCTCGCTCGCTCGATGTCTTCTACTAAGGAGATCAAAGCTGCGAATGTCTTGAACAATGCCCAAAGTGCAAGTCACTTGGGTGGTGATGGTGTTTCAATGCTTAGTGCAGCTCACGTTACTACAAACGGCCCACAGTCGAATGTATTAGCAACAGCGGCAGACCTTTCTGAGACTTCACTTGAGTCAATTCTTATCAACATCTCTGATATGAAAGACGATCGTGGTCTTCGGATTGCTGCGCAAGGTACACAGCTGATCATCCCAACTGCCTATGCGTTCACCGCAGAGCGTTTGTTGGAATCACAGCTTCGTACTGGAACTGCTGACAATGATATCAACGCAATCAAATCAGGTGGTTATCTTCCAAAAGGATACCATGTGATGCGTCGATTAACTGACTCAGATGCATTCTTCGTACAGACGGATGTTCCTGATGGTCTGAAAATGTTCCAGCGTTCACCTTTGAAAAAAGGTATGGAAGGTGACTTCGAGACTGGCAATGTTCGCTACAAAGTTCGCGAGCGTTACAGCTTTGGTGTAACTGACTGGCGTGGTATTTTCGGAACTGAAGGTGCATAATACTATCGGGGGAGGGCTTTTGCTCGCCCTCAACTTTTAATCCTGACAGCGCAAGCTGACTTATCCCAGACAGGAGATTACCATGGGTACAACTACATTTACAGGAGCAGTACGCTCCCAAAACGGCTTCCAGCAAGTCACCAAAAACACAACAACTGGTGCAATTACACCTTCACAATTTGCGTTACAGACGATTGCCACCACAGGCAACAATGTCGTTGACACAAGCACAGGCACAGTCGCAGGTGCAAATAACGCCAGTTTAGATACGGGTGCTACTATTTTTGGTATCGTGCCAAATGCTATTGGCTCTGGTGTCCCATCGGCAGCAACAAACATCTTTGTCAGTAAAGTTGGTGGCACAATCACGACAACTATCCTTATTGACCTTCATGGTGGGTACTCTGGATCGGCTACAGGCGATCGTATTATCGGAACTGGAACTTCTGCCAATGCGTACATTGCTGAACTGACTAAAGAAGTTAATGGTATTCCTATCCTTCTTGAGTTTGGCTGTACAGAAGTGCCAACAGGCGGTGATCCAGATATTAACGTAGACATCTCTGCCACGGGAACAACCGCGTCTGGTGCGGCTGTAGCCAGCGGAACTCAGATGATGAACAACGGTGACCTTACTTTAGGTTACTACAACGCTGTTGACGCAGGTTCTACTATGGCGGCTTTGTCTAAAAAGTTCATCTATCTAGTTCAAGGTGCTGCTACAAATGCAGCATACAGTGCTGGTAAAATTTGGATTCGCATCACTGGCATGAATGTAGATTTTGATAATGGCTAATTTTGGTCGGGAGCTTCGGCTCCCACCTACAACCATAGGAGACTAAAATGGGCATACAAACAGACGTACAAGTCAAATTCATAGCTGATGAAAATGCAGCTGATCCAGATCGGTTGGTAACAGCAGCTAGACCGAACACATCAGCGACGATGGCAGCGACAACCTTCTTAGGTGGCGGTGCCAGAAACGTAACTGTCACGACAGCTGGCACTGGCGATAACGAAAAAACTTGTACCATTACTGGGACAGATGTTTTCGGGAATGCTATAACAGAAGTTATAACTTCGACAGGCTCTGCTGAAGCAGTGGCGGGTGCTAAGTTATTTGTCACAGTTAGTGCAGTAGAATGTTCTGCTCAGTATGCTGGTAATATTACAGTGGGCTCTGGCTCGCTGTGTGCAAGTGAAGTTGCTGGTGGTGGTCGGACTCGTTTAAAAGGATACTCAATTGTTTCAGCAGGAACTGCTGGTTTAGTTGACTTCTACAATGGCACCCCAGAAGATGGGACAATTATTTTTAAAGCTCAAACAATCGGAACAGACAATTCCACAGTAGACAATACTATCCCAGACGAAGGCTTGTTGTTTAAAAGTGGGCTGGCTGTTGGATACACAGTTGCAACGGTTGTATTAGCAAATGTCTTTTTTGCATAAGGTAAATTAATGGCACTTTCAGGAACAGTAGCATTTAGACCAGACGTTGAAGAAGTTGTAACTGAGGCCTATGAGCGTTGCGGGATTGATCCGCAAACTCGAACAGGTGATCAGGCTGTTTCCGCTCGTCGGAGTTTAAATTTATTATTTTCAGAATTTGCTAACAGAGGAATCAACTATTGGGCTGTCACCCAAAGGACACTTACTCTTATCAATGGCACAGCATCTTATGAACTCCCAGCAGGAACGATTGATATTATAGATGCTGTTATTAGGGAAGGCTCAACAGACCAAACTATTAATAGAGTGACAATTTCTGAATACAACCAGATCCCTAACAAAACAACAGCAGGCAAACCAAGCCAATTCATGCTTGATAAGCAATACACACCTGTCATTTATTTTTGGAATGTTCCTAACACGAGTACATACAGTATGGTTTATTGGGCAGTGAACCAACTCGATGATATAAGCTCCTCTGATCAAGATACAGATGTGCCTTATCGGTGGTCTGATTGCATTTCCGCAGGTCTGGCGGCAAAGTTGTCTCTTAAATATGCTCCTGATCGTTTCCAACTGTTAAACGAGCTCTATGAGAGGGCATTTAATTTCGCAGCATCTTCAGATAATGACGGTGTAAGTTTACGAATACAACCAACAGCATTGAATTTGGCATAGCATGGCAAAATACGCAAGAGGCAAAAAATCATATGCGATAAGCGACCGAGGAGGCCAGAGAGTAAGATATACTCAACTGAAGACCACTTGGGATGGATTACGTGTTGCCCCTGATGAGTGGGAGCCGAAGCATCCTCAGTTAACTCCTGCCAAGAATATTATTGACGCACAACAGCTTTTCAAGCCTAGATCAACTGGGCAAGACCGTGAAGATGTTTCAATTCAGATTGCATACACTTGGGACATATTTGCAGAATATCGCAAGCTAATTGGAACAGTCTCTTATGCTCGTGTTGGTGTTGTTTCCATCGATCTAAGCAGTGTGCCTACCCCATCAGGCTTGGGCGGCACAGGTGGCGTAGGCGCAGAATTAATAGAGCTGACAATAGCAGAGGCTGGGGTTGGCGGTGCGGGTGCTGTCGGAGATGCAACGTCGATTGGTATTAAAGGTGTGTCTGGGAATGCAGGTGCAGGTGCTGTCGGCGTGGAGGCTCTTAGCTTATCCATAGCAGAGACAGGTGTGGCTGGTGTCGGAGCGGTTGGCGCAGAAGACGTACAAGTTCTTGGTTGGGGCCAAGAAGGTTGGGGAATCAACGGGTGGAATGAATAATGAGCTACACAACTCTAAAAGCTAATATCGTAAATTTTATGGAAGATGATTCCACAGAGTTAACAGCATCTATAGATGTTATCATTGCTCAGGCTGAAGAGATGGTTTTCCAGAAGCTTGCTAATCTTCCTTGTTTCAGGAATGTTGTGGCCGCAAACTTGGTTGTCAACAATTTTGATTACACAGTCCCTAATGCAAGGATGATAAGGCAAGTCTCTATTACTGATTCAAACGGCAATGTTATTTATTTAAACCACAGAGTGGATTCTTATTTAAGAGATTATTGGCCTAAGTCAGCAACCACTGGACAGCCGATAATGTATTCAACTAAAAATGCAGGAAACTCAGGGACAGTTATTACTCTGGCACCGACACCCAGTGCGACCCTAGCATATCAAGTTGATTTCATTGCTCCAGAGGTGGGGCTAAGTTCAACCAATGCAAATACTTGGATTGACACTCATGCTCCTGCTGTTTTGTTGGCAGCGGCACTTTACGAAACTTCCGCTTTCCTTAAGGCTGGAGAGACGTTAACACTATATAAAGCGCAATTTGATGAGGCTGCTTCG